GGTGTAACCAAGTTAACTCTTGTTAGACAATGGGGACAGATGGAGAATTACGCAGGCTCTCCTCAGCCATCCCCCAGTGAGTGCGCAGTAGAGTTAGACAAAACTTACAACGCAAAAGTCCTTGATACGAAGTTACCACAACTCAATTACCAAAGATACGGAAACAGTGTACCACTACCAGTTTAATATAAAGGAGAGTCTATTTCAACGTATGTGTTTCGCATTCTTTCATATCCATTATAGTTAGCTAGTCGAAGTGGCAAGTTAGTTGGGTTAAAAGTCCAGATAGTTGGAATCCCCCAGTTCCAGCTAGTGTGTCCAGAAACTCCATTTCCGATTTTGACTCCCACTCTTCCTTGGCTTCCCCAGATTCCTTTGAAGTCGTCTGCATGCTTGTCGTAGCTGTCGAGATCGTTGATGACTGCGTACTTAGCATCCTTGACCCTTCCGCTTCTTCCGTGGAAATGGTTGTCCCAGATGTGATGAGGTCCGAGTGATCTAGCCCAAGACGTTTTTCCCAAGTCAGGTCCTCCAACTAGAATAAGGCATTTAGGTCTATCCTTTCCTCCGTTGAGCTCTTCATTTACCCAAGTTGTTAGGCTGTCGGGGACGTTGTTGAACTCCGTGTATCTTGGCTCGAATGGTTCGTCCCAGGTTCCATATTCTTCTGCCGCAAACTCCTTAAGTCTCTTGTTATTAAGTACGAAGTTCTTTGGGTCTCGCTCGCGAACCATTGCCATGAACTCTCTAGAGTTTGTCGCATCTCGGAGGAAATCGGCGTACGGGCTAGCCCTCTGTTGCGCTGCATTGCGAATAGGATTTCCCTTAGTCTCTCCGTTCTTTGCAATGTACTGATTAGAAGCTGGCAAGTTTCTGACTGGTCCGATGTTGCAGTGGTAGTTCCTTCCTTGATAGATGAGGTCGAATGCTCGTTCTGATTTGCAATTGTATTTGTTTGGGAGACTAACGATTGCGTGGTGGTGATAGGATCCGTCTTCGTGAAGTTCTCTGCATGAGTAGACTTGGGCTCCTCCTCTGAATGCTGTAAGGTGGTCATGGAGGTACTGGTGGTCGAGGTCCGTTGACTGAGGATAGGTGAGAAAGAAGTTTTTCGCGTCAACTCTGAATGTCATTTTAGTGAAGAAAGAACAGAAGGCCGATGACGGCCCCAGATAGTCGACTTTAGCTCTGACTTACATCCAAAGGAAAAAAACGACGCGTTTCAAGCCTGCCTGGAACAGCTAGCCTGCCTGGACGACATTGCTTGCATATTATGTTATGGCAAAGTCTCGACTTTGCGCCGTCCGAGCTTAGCCCACTGACGTACGGAAGCGGCTTCCGCTTCTCCGGCTAGCCGAAGGCTAAAGCCGGCTAAAAAGAGATGAAGACGGAACGTCTATAATATTACCATCTCTTTTTGGCGCCTTGGCGCCTAGGCGGATAAAGTCTCGACTTTTTCCGACTTTTTTCCTTTGTTATGAAGATCACAGTTCCAGACGTAGTAGAACAGCTCATTCTTCTTAACTCAGCAATCCGGCATGGCTCGACGCAAATATCCAAAGGGATCGAAACAAAATCCAATACGCATCCGTACTTCAAGAGCGGAGAAGCGCACTTACCGCAGGCAAGCAAGAGCACGACGCACGTACAAGCCCAGAGCGGGCATCACTGGTCTAACAACCTTTCAGAAGGATGTAAAGACGCAGTACCGTTACAAGCGGGCCCCTACCCACGTTCGGCAACGAGCGAAGAGGAGTTACCGTTCGTATATCAGCAATATGCTTCGAAGCGAAGGGAGCCGCAAGTTCCAGTACGCAGGTACGAACATATGGGCTACAACGCAAAATAACCAAGGCATGTTTGGGTGGTTTAACTATGGCGCTAATGGCAATGGCGGCATGGATGGCAGTGCCGATATCGGCGATGTCTTTTTACGTATGGATAGGGAGTTCCGAGTCAACGGCACTTCCCCAGACGCTACCGAAGGTGGATCCTTATCGCGCAGGCTGTTCCTAGACAGCATGAATGCTAAGGTTACCTTTACCAATACTGGTGCCACTACTTGCTTCTGGGAGATTTATGAGTGCTATGCACGAAAGGATATCCCTATCTTTGAAGCCAGTACCCTCAAGTCATTTTTGACGCAGATGCAGAACCAAGCTTTCCAAGCTTCCCTTCAGAATACCGGAGCCACAGCACCTGGAGCTCCCAATACCCCAGCCTCTATCATAGGCACAGCCCTACCCAGCTACACATCCAATGGAATGACACCTTTTCAGTTTAGGCATTTCTGCCAGAACTTCAAGATAGTCAAAGTTACAAGACTACAAGCTGAGTCCGGCCGTGCAGTATCATTTGATTCACGCAGTCCTAAGAACATTACAGTCAATTTCGATGATTACCAATTACTCTTAGCGAAGCGTGGTGTAACCAAGTTAACTCTTGTTAGACAATGGGGACAGATGGAGAATTACGCAGGCTCTCCTCAGCCATCCCCCAGTGAGTGCGCAGTAGAGTTAGACAAAACTTACAACGCAAAAGTCC